GGTCGTTTGACGATGTGGTGGCGTCGGCGTTCTGCGCCGGGCGTTCTGAGCTTGAGATAAAGCGCATCGCGGATGACTTGATCGGTAACCGCACCCCGTTCTGGACCGCGTACACCAAGTACGGCCTACGCCAGATGATTGCTAGCTCGGTAGACTTGATTGAGGTCACCCCGTCGTTTGTGGGTCTGAAGGCCTACGGCGCTCGTATGCATATGCCTTACCTGCAGGACATGCCTATGGCGCACGACGAGGCGTTGGCCCCTGAGGACGAGCCTGCGCTCCTGGGCTACTGCCATAACGACGTTGAGACCACGGTTGAACTGCTGCACCGGCTTGAGCCTGAGATCATGCTGCGGATTCAGATGAGCCGCCAGTACGGCGTCGACATGCGTAGCAAGTCGGACTCCCAAATGGCTGAGCAGGCCTATATCACCTCAATGGGTCTGCGTCGGCGTGAGAACGACATCCCCGCCACAATCACCTACACGCCGCCCGCGTTTTTGTATTTTGAAAACGCGCAGCTACAGGCACTGCTACGGCGGGTCTCAAAGCACGTGTTCAACATGAACCCGGGCAGCGGTCATCCGGTGAATCCGGACTTCCTGGGCAATGAGGTGCTCAACTTTGGCACAGGGTCTTATCAACTAGGGGTGGGCGGTATTCACAGCACCCACGACAAGTCGGTGTGTCATGTGGCGGGCACTGAAGATGTCATCTGCGACATTGACGCCGCTTCCTTTTACCCGTCGATCATTTTGGAGTGCGGCTTTGGCCCAGCACACCTGGGCGAGCGGTTTGTGGCCGAGTACCGCAAGATTTACGAGCGCCGCCTTGAGGCTAAGCGCAACAAAGACAAAGTCACGGACGCCACTTTAAAGATCTCGCTGAACGGCACCTTCGGCAAGCTCGCCAGCAAGTACTCAGTGCTGTACGCCCCGGACTTGATGCTCGCGGTGACGTTGACCGGCCAGTTCACGCTGCTAATGTTGATTGAGCGCCTTGAGGCCGCCGGGGCTGAGACCCTGTCCGCCAACACCGACGGTATCGCCATCCGCTACAACCGTAAGCTACAACCCCGCATTGAGGCCGCAGTCACTGAGTTTGAGGCGGTCTCACGGTTCAGCTTTGAGTACACACCCTACCGCGTGTTGGCGATGAAGGACGTGAACAACTACCTCGCCGTCAAGCCCGACCGCTCGCTCAAAGAGAAGGGTATTTACTCGCCCCTGAGCCTACGGAAAAACCCCACCGCCGGAGTTTGCGCGGCCGCAGTGGGCCAATGGCTAGCGAACGGCACCCCGCTGCTAGAAACCATCAAAAGGTCACCCTTCTGCGACTTCATAAGCGCCCGTAATGTGACCGGCGGCGGCGAGCAGGGCGGCCTGTACCTGGGTAAGGTGGTGCGCTGGTATCAGAGCACCGCACCGGACCTGGGGCCGTTGGTTTACGCCAAGAACGGCAACAAGGTCCCCAAGACCGACGGCGCTCGCGCCCATATGACTATGCTTGACAAAACGACTCACCCCGGGGACCTTGACTACGGGTGGTACCTGCGTGAGGCGTTGAAAATAGCGGTGGCCGTGGGCTGCCGGGGTTACCTAAACGAGGAGCAGCTCGCGCTCATTGCCCCACCACCTAAGAAAACCCGAAAGAAAAAAGATGCAACATGAACCCGGAAACACACGCACAGTCTACGTGGTGCAGGTGGACAACAATAAAGACATGTCAGACGCTAAGCAATACGGGGCGCTGCGGGCGGTGTTTACTAACCCGCGTAAACCTTACGACACGGAGGCCCTGCTAGGTAAGGCGAGGCGCGTTCTGTCGAACTGGGAGTCGGGGGATTACCTGTTGATGTTAGGTGACCCGGCGCTGTGCGCGGTGTGTATGGCGGTGGTGGCCGAGCAGCATAGTGTGGTGAACCTGCTGAGCTGGGACCGCAACACTTTTCAGTACCTCCCGCACCGCTGGGATTTTGACTCAATTGAAGACAGTTTCGAAACGGCGGAATGACCACCGCCACCAACCAAGAAAGGAAAACAAATGTCAAAAGAGAAAAGCTGGATGGAGGGTCTGCGCGTGGGTAAGCAAGCTGTACCCCCGCGTATTTGTATCTACGGTGGACACGGCATCGGCAAGTCCACATTGGCGAGCCAGTTCCCCGCGCCAATTTTCATCAGCACTGAGGACGGCCTGGACTCGCTAGACGTGACCAGCTTCCCCAAGGCGCAGAAGATTGCCGACGTGGTGGAGAGCATCAAAACGCTGATCAAAGAAGACCACAAGTTCAAGACCGTGGTAATAGACTCGGTGGACTGGTTGATTGAGCCGCTGATTGTTAAAAACGTCGAGGCTAACAACGAGGCCAAAGACCTGGCCTACGGTAAGGGTCAGATGATGGTGGCGGAGGAGTTCCGTGAAATCCTGCAGGGGCTTGACGCCCTACGTATGAAGCGCGGTATGAACGTGGTTCTGATTGCGCATGCCGCGGTGGTGAAGTTTGAAGACCCCCGCACCGAGCCCTATGACCGCTATCAGCCTAAGCTGCCTAACCGCTGCAATGCGTTGTTGCAGGAGTGGGCCGATGTGCTGGCGTTTGCGGCCTTTAAGGTCATCATCAAGAAAGATGACGCCGGGTTCAACAACAAGAAAAACCGGGGCACCACCAACGGCGACCGCCTGCTGCACTTTATTGAGACACCGGCGTATGCCGCAAAGAATCGTTATAACTGCCCTGAAGACGCTGACATGACGATTGAGAGCCTTAAAGCTCTCATACCCCTGGCTGAGTGAGTTTATTAATTTTCAATTGGAGTATTTAAAATGGCTAAATTTGGTTTTGACGTTGCAGAAGTCGACATGTCCTCAGTCCCGAGCGGTGGTAACCGTGAGCCGGTCCCGGCGGGCGATTATGCGCTGAAGGCGCTTGAGGCCGATGAGAAAGAAACCGCCAGCGGCGGCACTATGATTAAGGCTAAATTCGAGGTGCTCAAGGGGGAGCACGTGGGGCGCTGGATCTGGCAGAACTTTAACGTGGTCAACAAAAGCGAGATCGCCCAGCGTATTGCCCGTCAGCAGCTCGTGGGTTGGGCTACGGCGTGTGGTCGGGCGGACTGTGATGACACTGACAAGTTGATTGACAAGCCGTTTATGGCCACGGTGGGTATTGACCCGGCAAAGGGCGGTTACGCGGCGAGCAATAAAATTGTGGCGTTCCTGTCTGACAAGACTGATACCCCGAGCGCCAAGCCCGCCGCAAAGGCTACCCCCGCAGCGGCTAAGGCCGCCCCGGCAGCCGCTAAGGCCGCTAACCCTTGGGATTAATTGAATGAGTTTAGGGGTTGTTAAGCAGACATTCGAGGATGTCGACGTGTGTGGTTTTTCTGCTTTCTCACACACCACGTTGAAGGCCAAATCGAGACCCCACCCTTAAAAGCAGGTGCTAGACTACCTTTAACTGAGGCCGCCCACTCGGTAACAAGCCTGAATGCCATCGAAACTCCGTAGCGCCTGCTTCAACACCCCGTACTGGGGGTGTGTTGTCATCGGCGGGGGACGAATTCAGGAACGGGCACCCTTTAACGTATAACTAGGAGATCAAAATGGCCGCAATACCTAGACCGCCAGAACAGCAGATTATTGACCGCATTTACGCGGGTTACGCGGCCGCTGAGGCTGATAAAAACGCTGCTCGCGGGGGTCTTTACCTGGGGCGACTCGGGGCGTCCTCAATCGGTGAGGAGTGCATTCGTAAGGTCTGGTTGAGCTGGCGTGCGTACGCCGAGTCCAGCTTTGAGGGCCGCATGCTCCGGCTGTTCGAGACGGGCCACCTACAGGAAAACCGCATAGTCGCGGACCTGAAGCGCGCCGGACTACAGGTGTTTGAGAAGCGCGAGGACGGCAAGCAGTTCGAGTTCACCGACCCCACGGGGCACCTAATTGTGAAGATGGACGGGGTGGTTAAGGGCGTGCCCGAAAGTGCCGACAAACCCTACGTGCTTGAGATTAAAACCCACAACAAAAACAGCTTCAGCGCGGTGCAGCGCCACGGCGTTGAAAAGTCAAAACCCCTACACGTCATCCAGATGCAGGTCGGTATGTGGCTCGGGGGATTGACCCGGGCGCTCTACGTAGCGTTGTGCAAAGACGACGAGCAGTACTACATTGAGCGCGTGGCCGCCGACCGCAAGACCCACACCAACTACGAGACCAAGGTCATCAAGTTGGTGGAGGCGCGCATGCGCCCCGCTGGCATAAGCGATGACGGGGAGGGCTTCGGGTGTAAGTTCTGCGACATGAAAGAGGTTTGCACCGGGCGGGTTACACCCCTGCGCAATTGCCGCACCTGCCAGAACTGCGCGCCCGCCGCCCAGGGCACCTGGGAGTGCACCCTGCAGGGTAAAACCCTCAACCCTGAAGAACAACGCGCAGCGTGCGCAGAATACGAGGTGTTATGATAATCATCGGCATTGACCCCGGACTGTCTGGGGCCATAGGCTTCCTCAGAGATGGTGTTTTCCTAGCCGTAGAGGACATGCCGACCGTTGCCAAGGGCTCGGGCTCAGTAAAGAACGAAGTCTCCCCTGCGGGCCTTAAGCAGCTGATCCGGCAGCATGTGCAGGCGGGCGAGGTGTGCTCTGTGGTGCTTGAGCGGGTTAACGCCATGCCCGGGCAGGGAGTTTCCTCGGTGTTTAGCCTGGGGGACTCATTTGGCTGTGCCCGGGCGGTAGTGGCGGCGGCGGGGGTTGAGCTGACTTACGTTGCGCCGGTGACTTGGAAAAAATACTTCAAGCTCACCTCAGACAAAGAAACCAGCCGGGCGTTGGCGGTCAAGCTGTTTCCCGCAGCGCCGCTCACTTTGAAAAAACATTCCGACCGAGCCGAATCTCTATTAATGGCGCGGTGGCTTTGGGAAACCAAATACGATTGAAAATTGGAGCCTAATATGAACGCTATTCG